GCTTTCCTAACCAAATGATTGAACAAATTAACATCGCTCTTGAGCAAAAAGGGTCCGGGAATTTCTCAGCCTGGGTCATTGAAGCCTGCGGCCGGAGACTGTGCTCAGAAAAAAGAGTTTCTTCTGAAGCAAACAAAGAAAAGAGTGACATTACTGAATTGCTCAGAAAACAGGTCAGACCAGATTGAAGCAATTTAGATAATCGTGCAGACTACGCCCCCTCATATCACATGGAAGGTTTATCTATGGATCAGGTAGTCATTTTTAAACAAATATTTGATAAAGTTCGAAACGATTTAAACTATCAATGGTTTTATTCTGAGCTAAAACGTCACAATGTCTCACATTACATTTACTATTTAGCCACAGAGAATGTTCATATTGTATTAAAAAATGATAATACAGTGTTATTAAAGGGCCTAAAAAACATTGTGTCTGTCAAATTTTCAAAGGATAGGCATCTTATAGAAACGACCTCTAATAAGCTGAAATCCAGAGAGATCACATTTCAGGAATACAGAAGAAACCTTGCTAAAGCAGGAGTTTTTCGGTGGGTTACAAATATCCACGAACAAAAAAGATATTACTATACCTTTGATAATTCATTACTATTTACTGAAAGCATCCAGAAAACTACACAGATCTTACCACGCTAAACCATAACGTCCGGCTTCTCTCACTCCTGAGCCGGACTGCATTGGTTTAATAAAAACCATCAACAATTGTGATTTAGATATTCGGAACCATTCAAATATAACAAAACCCCGTAAAAACGAGGTTTATGGATAAATTTTATTATTGAATACATCAGATTAAATTAATCTTGACATCATAGCTTTCAAGACCCGTCATTTTTTCCCGTGCGGTAAACTGAATACTGGTAACTTCTTTCCCGGTCTTTTTCTTAAGTTCAATAATTTTTTTTGTTATATATTCAGAAATATCTGCTTCTGCTTTTGTTTTTAAGTTTTCAATATTCATCATTTCCTCTTTTAGTCTGTTATGACTTTCCAGTTACACAGTAAGTCGATTATATGGTGCAAACGTGTAAAAGATAAGATGAAACATCGCAATAATCAACATACGATAGTCTAAATTTTACACAAACAGACAAAGAGAATTTTCCTGAATTATCAATGCAATAGCATCAAATCAACTCAAGAGCCTTATTGCTGCTTCCAGAATTTCTTCTGAAGTAACATGTCGATCCGCGGCTACATAAATGACTTTATGATCTCCGGTCAGAGATGGAAACCCTGCGGCCATTACAGTAAGGTGTGTTTTTTCGCCATTTGGATATTCACGCATGATGGTGTTAACTCCAGTCATCGCTGGCACTACCACTGCTGGTTCAGAGTTAAAAAAAACTATGATTTTTTTCATGATGTTACCGTAGTATGTGAGTATCCATCGAATAGACACCAAGCAAAAAAGCTCCCGAAGGAGCCTTCATTTTCACTTTTTCAAATCCAACGACAGACGGCTGGCATTTAAGTATTGTGAAATATTATCAAATGTAATCATCATTGATTTACAAAAGATACATTTTGCCCCGAAAGGATTCATGTCAGAAACATCAAAAGATGATGTTCTATACTGGGAACCATGACAACACGGGCATCTAAAGTGAATATGGTTTGTAATATTGTCTACCTCAAAGCGCCACTACATGAACAGCGGCAGGACCTTTAGGTCCGTTCTCAATACCAAATTCAACTTCCTGATTCTCAGTTAATGTTTTGAAATCGTTGCTCTGAATTGCTGAGAAATGGACAAACACATCTTTGCTGCCATCTTTCGGCGTGATGAAACCAAAACCTTTTTCAGGGTTAAACCATTTCACTAAACCAGTCATTTTGTTAGACATAATTATTACCTTTTGAAGAAATTAGCCCTTGGGCAGAATGGTCCGAAAAAAAATATCAGAGAGAAAAACCAACAAGGAAATCTCAAGAGGTACAAATAATAAAATTATAACAATGACTGCTTCAGATAAATTTGTAACAAACCAGAACACCATTAACGCATGATTAACCACCCATAGCAAGGATTACTTTTGTAAAGAAAAACACAGCAATGAAAGAATAGCTTTATTTATTAATAAAACGTGTCATTCTGATTAAGACCTTTTATCTTACCCTTAAGATTTCAGGAATTTTGGCTCATGGAAGAGTCCTTTTTATTTAAATTTTACATTCCGCGATGTAAATGTTCCGATTTAATATTACCCTACATTTGATGCTTTTTATCTCTTAAAGATTCATAGATCTGTTGACAAGTCACTCCTGCGATGTAGCGTTCGTCAGCAATTTCAGCATAAAGCTGAGCTTCTGCTGCAATATCTCCGAGCATGTTGGTGAGCATTCCTTCGGCGGTTTTGGTTGTTTTGCCTCTGACGGCAGCGGCAAGATCTGCGGTATGCTTCGCTGCGTCAAGGCGTATGGCATATTTTTTTGCTTCGGCACGCAACTGGTTAACACTATCAGACAGATAAGCAGCCCTGGCAGAAATTTCAGCAGATTTCTGTTGCGCATCTTTAACAGCCTCATCACGGGCTATAGTTCGCCCCTGTTCAATTATTCGAGCAGCAAATTGAGCATTTACCTCTTGTGATAATGCGGCAGCATCACGTTCCGCCCATTTTTTTTGCCATCCTCGGTCGCTCCAGACATTTCCGACGATAAATCCTGACAACACGAGAAAAATCACCATGAATATCTGATTCACTGTTCTATCCCCCAGCAGGTTAATGCGCTCTCCTGGTCACGACGAATAACCTGACCGTAACAGTTATTTGAACGAATGCGGCAATCGCGTCCGCCATCCTTAATCCACCAGCGAATCGCTTCGCATGCACCTTTACGATCACCAGCATTCAGCCGCTTATAAAACGTCGACGGGAAACACTTACCGGGGCCAATGTTATAGGGACAAAATGACGCGATACCCGCTTTTTGTGGTTCGGTCAGTGGTACTTTAATATTGCGCTCCACCCATGCCAGCGCCTTATCACGCTCAATGGCGTTGACCTGGTCGCATTTTTCCTTCGACAGTTTCATATTGGGAAAAACGGTTTTTCCATCCACCACTGTGGCACCCCGACAGATGGTCCATATGCCAGAACCATCGCGGTATGCCATTGTGTGGTTACCTTCTTTTTCGTCCAGAAACTGGTCAAGTATCTGAGGAGCAGATGCGCCAGCACCAATCAGCGCCAGAACGGCAGCCGACAGGCCGTATCTGATTTTTGTGTTCATAGATATTTATGATGAGGACGCTCGTGCTTATTGGCAGGATTTTCAATCTTAAAGGAGTACTGATGCTGCAGATAAGACTCAACTTTTTCTGACAATTTTTCTGCTACTTCCAGGAAGACTTGCCGGACGCTCCTTCTGGCTGCTGCCTCATAAAACTCCAGCGCAGCTCCTTCAACACGGTCCATGGCGACATCCAGGTCAAAAATTTCACCGTCAAAGCGTTCTTTGTCCTGTAAGGCTACAGTTACCGTAACTTTATTCTCAAAATTACGGACTCCTTTCACAACCAGTTCATAGTCTTGAGTCATTGGATTACTCTCCTCTCGCAGCCTTACGCCTGTCTTCTTTAATCTTGAAATAAAGATTTGTCAGATACGTCAGCAGGCCAAAAACCAGGCTACCCAGCACACCGATTGCAGCCCACTGTGACGGAGTTACTTTATCGAGTAACTGCAATGCCCAGAAACCAGCATTACCCGCCGATGTGCCATAGGCAACACCTGTTGTTAACTTATCCATTGATTTCATATCCTCACCCCGATGTACACGGATGGTGCAATATGTTTGAAAAGATCGGAGTCTACGGGGTAGTTTTGACAGCACACGTTGTTCTCAACGGCGCTAAAAAAACATACACATTAAAAATGTGGGTAATTATTTTGAAAGAAAGTCATATATAAAATAATAATACGAGAAATGTTTTCATATTTAGTGTACTGTATACGGCCATTTATACAGGAAAAGCCTATGTCAGAACGTAAAAACTCAAAATCACGCCGTAATTATCTCGTTAAATGTTCCTGCCCAAACTGCACCCAAGAGTCAGAACACAGTTTTTCAAGAGTACAAAAAGGTGCCCTTTTGATCTGCCCTCATTGCAACAAAGTATTCCAGACAAATCTTAAAGCTGTAGCCTGATTGATTTTATTAGTAACAAGTATTTTTTATATTTTAATAATATATTTAAAGCAGATAATAAAAAACCCGCCTGAGCGGGTTTGAGATTGTGGTGCTTTTTGTGGGAGTCATCCACTTACGCACTTTGTTTTGCCATGCCAGCAGTTAGCTTCTGCTGTAAAACTATTCATGCAGCAAACCTGCACTTCACCACAATGGTTAGCATACTTTTCCTGATTAAGATTTTGCCAAATATGCTAGCCATTGTTTCATGTATTGGACCTCCTTACTTTTTATTAAAGAGATCCAATATTCACTACTCTGTCCGTATCTCTACTCAGGCATCAGCCTTCTTCGTTATCGTATACAGACGAGCGATGAATTTTAATCAGTAATGATGACATTTGCTGCTGCAGGACCTTTAGCACCACTCTCTATAGAGAAGGTAACCTTTTGACCTTCAAATAAGGTTCGATAATTATCATTCTGAATCGCAGAAAAATGCACAAACACATCTTTACTACCATCAACAGGAGAAATAAAGCCGAAACCTTTATCAGCGTTAAACCATTTTACTAAACCAGTCATTTTATTTGACATTCTACATTCCTTAACTTGAGCCTTTCGGCATAAATGGTTTGCATAACAGAAACGACTTCGTACTTAATTGGAGAGACTCAAAGAAGGAATAAGTGAATAACACCTGAAATGAGAACTGCTTTAGTAAACTACTTCGTATATCGTCTGTTCTTCAAACCGACGCAATCATTAACGCATAGTTGAACATATGAAGCAATGTTTATTTTAGACATCCAGCCATCTTCAACCCCATCAAAAAACTATAGCTTTCTTCAGGAACGTGTGTATAGTGCGCCAAGTTATCAGTATTAAGGAATTTTTTTGTCCCGTAAAATGACAGGAATTGTCAAAACCTTTGACGGCAAAAGCGGCAAGGGTCTTATCACCCCATCCGATGGTCGTATCGATGTCCAGCTTCATGTTTCAGCGCTCAATCTCCGCGATGCAGAAGAAATTACCACCGGATTACGCGTGGAATTTTGCCGGATAAATGGTCTGCGTGGCCCTTCAGCTGCCAATGTTTACCTTTCATGAGCTATATTAAAGCTTTAATTTCAGGCCCCATCGGATCACACATGGAGAGTTTTTATGAATAACCCCGTCTGTCTTGATGACTGGTTGATTGGCTTTAAAAGCTTATGCTGTACTTTGGCCGTAATAGCTCTGCTAATAATATAATAAGCAGACTCATTGTGTTTAGGGACATTGTACTGGAAGAAAACATTTTAAACATCAGGCAAATAACCAAGTCACCAGCTAAATAATAAGTTAACAGACATGAGTCCCGGGATGAGATTCAACATTACCATTGCCCCATTTAAAGCACAAAACCCGCTCATCAGCGGGTTTTCTACTTTTTCTTAACGTCGGGTATACAAAGCCCATCGTTGAAAAAATTTTATCCATATTTTTTGAAAAATGCAAACATCATGTCGCCATCTTCAGCAAAAATCATTTATCTCGTCACCTTCCTCAATTGCGCTTCCGCGTATGCTTCTTCCTGCCAGCACTTTGTTACCAGTTTACCAATGACGTCCGCATACCCCTTATACCACTGATAATCGGTCAGGTCTGGTACCAGCTTCTGGACATGACGTCGTGCCAGCGTGGTCGGTAAACGACTAAACCGGTTTCCATTACAACGCCCACAAATCTTATATACCGGTACGCCATGAAACCGGGTTCTTTTTTCATCCAGAACAATCCCTTTACCCTTACACCCTCTGCACGCTGTGCTGGCTTCGCCCTTACCATGGCAATGCTGACATAGTTCCTTCACCCATTCTTCCTTGATTACAGATTCCCCGCGTCTGTAGTGTTTCACCACTTCGCGCAATACATTATAAAATCCCGTACCTGAACAATGCTCACAGCGAGCCTTACTTGCCGCAGACCTGGAGTAATCAGCAAAGGCAAAACTCACGAGGTAAGGAATAATCTGTAACCGGATTTCTTCACTCAATTTGTTCAATGTCGGGTTATCCAGTGCCATCGCGTAATTTAGCAGGCCTTCAATCGCAAACTGAGGGTCCTGAACACCAACTTTTGCCAGAAATAAGGCCAACCCAAGTGGTGCTTTCGACTGCACCATCCCCTGCGCTGCCATTACATCCGTAATTGTTAAACAACCGGTGCCTGTCGCTGGAGCGTCATCGCTCAATTTTGGAGATTTTGGGGAGTAATATTTTGGTAAGGCTTCAAGGTTCATGCTCGTTCTCCACTTACGCCAGTACGCCAATTGCCAGCGCGCGATCGATAAAACGAAATATCAGCTCCAGTTGGGAGCCATACTTATCTTCAAATGCCACTGTATCCGTATGCAGCTCGTTGTGATGCTTTCTGCACAAAGGCAACACAAAGAGATCATGTGCTTTTGTTCCCATTCCGCCCTGCCCGTGACCAATCAGATGATGCGGATCGTCGGCTGGCATACCGCAGCAAGCACACGGCTGTGTCTTAACCCAACGTGTGTATTTCTCCTTAACCCAGCGGCGACGTTTAGGCAGCTTCATGAAAGATTCCGGAGACTCTGGATCAACGGTGATGCTTACCACCGTCTTTTCCTGTGGTGATTTTTGTTGCTGGTGGGCGTAAGGCAACGGTGCAAGATTTTTTGTGCGTTGTTTCAATATGCTGGTGGCGGTCTGCTCTCCCGGTACGATGTCGCTTTCGCGGTACACCGAGCAGATTTTTTCCGCTGGTAATCCCAGCGAACGACGCGATACAGCCTCAGGTAGTGCATCCACCACCTGATTGCAGACCGCCCACCAGGATAATTCAGCCAAAGATAATTCCCGCTCCTGCGTACCGCTTATTGCGTGACGGATGACGTCAATCACCCATGCTGTCAGATTTTGTTGAGCAAGCAGCTCCAGTGATTCCGATGTCTGGTCACGCAGTTGGTTGTCGCAGTGCCAGCACAACACCATTGCGCCGGTACCATAACGGTGAATGACTGTTTCAGTGTGATGGTAATCGCCATTAGGCCACTGGCAGGATGTAACATGACGTAATAGCCAGTCGGACAATGCGCCAACGCCGCCAGCAGCACGAATCACCCGTTCGTTACTAAAAAACGGCAGCAATGTTTTGTCTTCCGCCAGCGGCTGGCGAACGGCAGGAACGACTCCGGATGGCAGATTACGCATGCTTTTTGGTTCCGGTTCCACCAGCACTCGAGGATTATGAAATATCTGTATGGATTCACGGCCCGGCTTAAGGACCACCAGCCCAAGCTCAGGCACCAGAACAGGTCTAAGTAATACCCGCACGTTACCTCCAGATCCGTTGCTGGAAAGTGCGGGACGCACGTGGTGGGCGTTCGGAATAAGGCAGCCTGACAGAGATTATCCAGTGCCGATAGTCGAGACTGAGAGCTTTCTTAACCTCGAACCCGCGCCTGCGGTAAGAATGAATCAGCCATTCGGCCTGTTCTGCAGTGCATGGAGGGTGCTGGAACCATTCAGACTTGAATGCGTGAGAATACCGCCCGTGCGTGCAGGCAAGAACGGGCGAATTATCAGAATTGTAATATTTTGCGTTGCGTGCCATCGGTTTTCTCCGGTGGCACGGTGTTACTCAGCGGGAGTTCAGCCCCGCGCAAGATTGTAGATGAGTTTATTCTCCTGAAAAAGCAGAAAAGCCAGCTTTTATTCCGATCTCTTTCAATGCCTGTAATGAAGTGACAAACTCACCTTCGCGCAAGATAAATCCGTCCGTGACCCGAGCATCCACAAAATTAATTAACGCAGCCCCATTCTTTCGCAAACACATAATGCGGTAATGACTAACAAGATTTCCATTTTCAACGCACACAGCATAGAGGCCATCTTCACAAAAAATTTTACGCAGTTCTTCGATGTTCATCATCAGAATCCTTCCGGATAATTAGCTCTCCCCTTTAAGGGACCATCCCTCTTATCCCTGCGCGCTACTTAAGTATTTTTGATTCTATTCCGGCACCGTCCAGAACTTCAAACGCGTTGAAAATAAAAACAAAAACCCGCCGAAGCGGGTTAAGTGCGGGTGCGTTGAGGATGCCTGACACATCAGAGGTGGCGAGGGATTTCTCCCTCGCCGGGTCTCTTACTCCTCAGGTTCGTAAGCTGTGAAGACAGCGACCTCCGTCTGGCCGGTTCGGATTCGTACCTCGCAGAGGTCTTTCCTCGTTACCAGTGCCGTCACTATGACGGTTAAACAGATGACGATCAGGGCGATTAACATCGCCTTTTGCTGCTTCATAGCCTGCTTCTCCTTGCCTTTCGGCACGTAAGAGGCTAACCTACATGTGTTCAGCATGGATTGAGCCTCAGATTAATGTTAAGCGTCTTGCAGGACGCGTAATGTTAACTGGGGCTTTTCTCTATCTGCCTTTGGTGTTCATGCCCGAGGCAGATAGCCTCAAGCACCCGCAGCCATTCTACTTAACTACCTTTACCTCGCCAATATGAAATCAGTCAGAAAGACGATCCATAAGAACAATAGCAAGATTTCTTAATGGAGATGGATGTAAGCTAAATATTTTGGCTCGGTCTGCTTTCTATTAAATGCAACCTGTATTTTAAAGCATGATGTGTCCTAAACTCATTTTGTAGATTAATTTTTAAGTTAGGCAAACTACTTACGTATTCCCATCTACCTTGTTTTTTTTGTCCGATAAGTGAGTTATCAAACAGGAAGTTGATATATTGACGTATCACCCCATCAGAAATACCTGCAAATTCATTACGGCACTTCTCGGAGAAATCATTAAAATCGAATGTTTCTACTTGGATAGTTTGAAGAACAGTTAGTAAGTTCTCAATTTCAGGGAATTGGTTGGACCATTCATCAATCACCTCATTGTACACACTTATAGATGCTTCACGGTCAGCTTCATAAAGCTCATTGGAAGTGTAAAGACCTGAGACATTATTTTTATGACATGCCCTAATTTTGTTGAAGTAGACAATAATATCCCTAGGCCTAAAGAAAGAACGGCGACATATATATTTAAATGGAGGAGTCCCCTGCCTAACGAATGAAACCTCAAATACTTTCCCAGATCTGTCCTTTTCGTCATCTAATATGAGATCATTAGGTTTGTATTTCTTTATCCTCTCATAATACATATCGTTTAGATTATTTTCATTCCATGAGATTATGATAGCACTATCTTGCAATAATTTGTTTTTATCATTGAATTTCAAAGAATGATAAATATCCGTTCGTAGGAAGGGAATGACTTTTAATTTATCATTGAGGCGTTCATCAGATGCTATGTTTCTACAGACATTTAGCAGATTTATTAAAACCTTACTATATTCTTCAATTTGCCCCTCTAGCCAGTTTTCGTCTAATTGGTCAAGGGCGATAATTATTTTTTCATTACCAATGTTATCTTTAAAAATTTTTTCAAAATACGTAAGCAATGTGAAAGCATTAGCTCTTAGCTTTTGCTTTAGCTGAGCATTCTCAGCAACTTCCTCTAACGAAATTTCACCTGCGTCCAATGATACTTCATTAAGACCAGCACTGGGCCCTTTTATGGTTTTTAATCTGGTTATTTTTGAAAACAAAACCTCCCTAAGAGTTGGGTCGGGACTACCAAAGATAGTTTTGATATAATTATGTGCCCACGTTAGATCTTTGTTTAAAGTCTCTCCAGCATCATTTTTTATTTCAATAAGTTTAGATAATGCCTTAATATAAAAAAGATACATCCAACTTTTTTGATAAGCGGAAAGTTCTCCAGCCATTGCATCCTTGTAAAGTTGATGGGCTGGCCATGGATAGTCACTAAAATTTAGACATACTGAGTAAAACCCGTTGAGATTGGCTGGTTTTCCTCTTCTAAGGTGTTCATAAATGGCTGTTTTACCAGTACCTTTTCTTCCAAGAACCAACCAAGCCCTACTTTCAATAATATCCTTTATCGCCGGTAGCTTAAAAAAATAGGTCTGTAAGTCCCGATCTGTTTCTGCTGAAACTTGAAATTCTGGTAGCCAGTCTCTAATGTCCACATTTTCCTCTTTACATTACATTACCTTTATGTTTTTCCAAAATAAATCAAAGTCATATGGCGTATCAAGTTTTTTTGATTATTTATGAGCTCATACTCAAAAAAATACTAAATCTAATTTATCTTACGTTAACTAAAGATTTCATATGTTAGTATGCTCAAGCAATGCTACTGCTGGAGTCTGATGATATCCGTTATACACTAATTGCCACGCACACAAGCGACATCAGTTCATGGCACAAAGCAGACAACCACGCTACCTCTACCCTATGCCATGAAAATGTCAATTTACATCTTAACTAATGCACTTTAATCTCGTCACTTAAATAGATACCGAACATTTCCCTGATAAAACGACAATATGCGCTGCATAACTTCGCTCTTCCGGCACTCGCGACAGATTATGTTTAGACGACTGTCGTAGCGACGTATTTCTCCATCAGGTAGTGACCAGATAAGGTCCGGATCAACCACAGCGGGTTTCTTCACCTTCGCCCTAGAGAGTTTTTTGCGGGCATTTTGCCAGTCCTTTCGTGCCTGTTCAGACGGGAATAACCCGTAGCCGGAGTTGTATACATAACCACTGGCAACCAGCTCTCTGGCAAGAATGCTCATCAGATATCTTGTCGCACCTGTTTTAGCTTCCAACTGTCGTAATGTCTCGCGACCGCTCTGGCGCACAAGTTCGACCACCTGCTCTTTAATTTTTTCCCGCTCTTCCTGTGTAAAAACTTTTGCCACAAGTCCTCCTTAAAATTACCTCATGACCTGAAATCAACACTTATCCCCTGAAACCAGGCGGAATTTCTGTATCCGGTTCAGAAATATGATTCACACAACGCTGTACAGGTGAACGTCCCAAGCGGATGACCAGTTCGTCCCATTTTTCGCGGAGTTTTGACGGGCTCATGATGTTTTTTACCCAGAATGGATCTCGCTGTACCCGACCAAACATTTCGCAAATTTGTCTGTGGCTTCTGCCATCCAGCATCCGCATTGTGCGCACGTCATTGGCCCAGGCTGTCCAGTTAGGCTCTTTTGGTCGCATGATCTCTCCATCGTCGCTGGCAGCCTGTTCGTAAAGATTCACGATCCGCCCCCAAATCCACTGCGCACACGCCAAATCCTCCCTGCTACCCCACTGGCGTTTTTTCGCACTAAACACAACCGCGTCGGGGTTCCGGGTTAAAAAATCCTGTTCAGCGGTCTGCGGGTCCGGTTGCGAAGCTTCCGGACGAAAAGTGTTTTTATTCTCTGTAGTAATCTCTGTTGTATTCTCTGTAAGATCATCAGGCCATTTTGACCCGATGACATTGGGTCGTTTTGAACCAATGGAGCGTTTCATTTTGACCTCTTCCATCGTGTCATTTTGACCTGATGGAGCGGCGCATTTTGAACCGATGGATTCGTTCAATTTGCCACCATCTAAAAGCTCGCTCCCATAGTTGATCGTGTAGAAATTGGTCATATCGCGCTTTGATTTATTGAGCTTTTCACAACGCAAAAGCCCCAGCGTTTTCAGACTTGCAAACGCGCGCTTTAACGTTGACTCTGACCAGAATGGGAACTGTTCCAGCCATTGTTCCGTTGTGTTGTAAATCCAGCGAACACCATCACATTCCATGCCGGAATTGGTATCTCTCAACCAGTAATGCAACTGCTGCAACACAATGGCTTCATTTAAGCCAATCTTCATCGCAAGCTGTGTGTTTATAACCAGTGGGCGTTCAGCAAAAAGAAGGCTCATAATTCCATCCAGCTTTTTGTTGGTATTGCAGTCGATACGCAAGTTTGAAAGCAATTGCTTTTTCTATAAGTTCGTCAGTTTCACGATCCACTACGGCAGGATCAGCAAAAAGCAGTCCGGACTCCACCACATCGCCATATTCTTTGTTTAACCCGGCGATCATGTACGTGATGCTTTTTCCGTCACTAATTTCACGATACAACCTGAAATCATTAATCCGGATAGCCTCCATAATTGCAGGCACTAGCGCCGTGAACTTTTCACGCTTATCCCTAGTGTCGATAGCCTTCCAGCGTTCGAATATCTTCACTCGATTAACGCCAAGCGCTCGCTGATCAACCGCGCCACCTTCATCTGTGACACGCTGAACATCGATGTTCGGGCGCTCTTTCAAAGCCCAGAATGCTTCAGTGATTAATATCGTCGCCTGCTCCTGTGTCATTCCTGGTCGACATATCCAGGCATCCAGAGCCTCACGAGCCTGTTCAGGAGTGATTTTCATTGTTCAACCGCCCCGCCCGCTTCGTCTTACGATATTCATCATAAACTTTGGGATCATACTGAAGCTCCCCGCCAGATGCCTCCTGTAGACGCATCGCGCGACCTTCGGGAACTAAATCCCCTTTCCAGCTATAAAGCGAAGCCAAACGAATACCTGCTGCTTGTGCAAGTTTTGTTTTTGAACCGAAATACAAAAGAGCGTCAGTTTTAAGCATTTAAAACACCTTTATTGTTAGTCATAACTAACAAGATAGATGTTAACAAAAACATAGTCAATACGATTTAGCATTAGCTAACTATGGAAACAAAAAATTTAACTATCGGCGAACGCATCAGGTATCGTCGGAAAAACCTCAAACACACCCAAAGGTCTCTTGCTAAAGCCCTGAAAATCTCCCATGTGTCTGTATCACAATGGGAACGGGGTGATAGTGAACCTACAGGGAAGAACCTTTTTGCCCTCAGCAAAGTATTGCAATGCTCACCAACATGGATTCTATTTGGCGATGAAGACAAGCAACCAACACCACCTGTTGAGAAGCCAGTTGCCTTATCCCCCAAAGAACTAGAGCTCCTTGAGCTGTTTAATGCACTGCCAGAATCAGAACAGGATACCCAGCTCGCCGAAATGCGAGCTCGAGTAAAAAACTTCAATAAACTCTTTGAAGAATTACTAAAAGCCCGTCAGCGGACAAATAAAAGATAACATCATCAATGAGTTATCTTTTACCACATCAATTATGTTAGCTATAGCATACAAAATCACTTGACCGATATGTTAGTCATGACTAATCTTGTTTGCATCAACACACCGCACGGTGTTCTCAGCAAACAGTTCCGCTACCCCAGCGTTAAGGGGAAATGAGGTCAGCATGGATACTATCGATCT